TCATCCTCTTCAATTAAAGTCTGCGTAAATTCGCTTATGCTTTCTTTTGTATTATTATACTGCGCTTCAAGGTCTGCAAGATGTTTTGCGTAATTTTGTGCAAACGACGACCTATCTTTTAAATCTGGACCAGCCGCGCCTTTTGAAAATTCGTCGTTCATTTTTTTCATATCTGCTGCGCTTATCCCAAACAGCTTTTGCATAGCATTCCCAACAGGGTCTTTACTTCCTTTATTTTCATTAGCGGCTTTATTTATGTCTTTAAACATATCATTTACAGTCATAACAAACGCTGGGATAGTAACGGCAGCCGTACGCCCAAGCGTATCAGCAATAGACGCAACAGCCCCGCTGTCTTCAAGCGATTTAAACCCCGCGTGTATATTTTTAAGTGCGATTATAATGGCGGAGGCCAGTTCACGGCCGCCAGTTTTTGCGACATCACCAATAACGTTTTTCATCGCAGTCCACCGCCCGGATACGGTATCTAATTGTTTAGCAGCAGACCCCGCAAACTGTGTCTGTATTTTGGCAAGCGCTTCAGTCCCTTTTACGCCCTCGGCAAGCGTAACGCCGTATCTTTTCAACATTGTCGTATCGCCGTTATACGCGCGCCCTAAAAGCATGGCGGATGTACTTAAATCAAGGTTCGCGCCCGCCGCAAAGTCAGCTATATTTTGCCCGCTTGCAAGAGCCACGTTATAATCTTTTGTAATCTGTAATACGTCCGTCATAGCCGATACTATTTCATCATTACCAAACGCAGACTTGTTTTGTATTACGTTCCCCATGTCGGCAAAAGATTTCATCGTATCTTTTGTCGCGCCGTTCATGTTTTTTAAAAGACCTGCAAGGCGGGCCGTTACTACTTCGGCCTTTCGGTATTCGTTAATTGAAAAAGCAACGGCGGCAACAGTTGCTGCTCCAGCGGCAATTGCGCCAACTTTTAGCGCGCCCATTACTTTTGCAATACTCTTAGCCGATTTATTGGCCCGCTTTTCACCCTGCTCAACGCCCTTAGTGTCTATTCCGAGCTTGACAAGCAGGTCGCCGATAATGTTTGACACTTTAACCGCCTTTCGCCTTTTTTATTTGTTCCCGTATTCGTTTATGTTCTTTTAATTCTTTTTCGCGAGCATAATTTTTAATCCTTACGTATTCCCTGCGTACCGGATGATCCCTATCCAGACTTTCAATAGCTTTTTCACCTGCGCCCGGCGTTCTTAAAATCCTTTCCATTTCCTCACGTATTTCCCTCATCCTTTTTTCCCGTATCAACTGGTAAATTTTATTTTCGGGCTGTTCCACAAGCCAACTGTAATCTTTGCCAAACGTTTCTAAAAAATCATATTCAATCTGTCGCCAGTCAATAACGTATTCATCAGGGTCAATATCTACTTTTTTTTTATGCCGTCAAGGACTTCTTTAAGTTCCTCAGCCGTAAGTTTCGGATTCTCTGCAATCCCGCGAAGCTCAAGCGCAATCAAAAGCATTTCAACCTCGCGCGCAGGGCTGTCTATGCGCTCTAAAAACTTTTCAAATGTTTTAAAATCCCTTTTATCTTTTTCGCTCATGGCATTAAAAACTATGTCAGCATGGATTCTAATAAAACTAATCGAGCTGGGGTCAGAGAAAATGGATACAAGGTTCTTTTCGCCGTACTTTTCCGCAAGAAAAATCCTGTCTTTTAATGCGTACGGGCGGAGCTTATATGTTTTGTTATAAGTTACCGGCCCAAGCTTTTTCTTGAAACGTATCTGCCCTGCCCTGGGTAATATCGCAAGTATTGAGCGCGCGTCTGATTCTATTTTTGCAAGGTCTTTATTTACGGCCATGTTTCACCTCGTTGTTTTATAATTGCAAAGGGGTCTTGCGACCCCAATGTTTAAGCCTGTATATTCGTCCCTTTTATGCTTGTTGTTTCGATTGCATAGTCCAGCGATTCGTCGGTAAAAATACCGATTTTAATTCCGCCAGTCTGGAACGCTTTTTCCTTTAAACCGAGCGGCAATCCAAGAACAAGAGCGTTCGGACAGAAAATATCGAACATCTCTCCTGTTGTCCTGTTTTGCGCCGTCAGCATTAAAGCCACTCTCTTGGGTTCTGAGTCAGCCTGTCCCATTTTTATGGTCTCAACGCCATTGTGCGGAGGATATACCCTGTAAAAAGCAGTATCGCCTGCGGTCATTCCGATTGTACCGGAGCCGCCTGTCAGCTCAACGCCTGTATTTGTTACCTCAACCGCTGTGTCTGTTTCAATTGACAGCCCTGCCGCAATTTTCATACTTCCGGCCGTAAGCGTAAGGTCCGTTCCTCTTTTTAGATTTGCTGTTGAAACTGCGTACACGTCAACAGTACTTGCTGTAGCCGCAACAACAACGTACATCCCGCCTTTTAGTTCCGCGCCTTCGCCAGACTTTAATCCAACAGATGCGATTCCTGTAGTCGCGGAAAATACACTTGTCCCGAGTCTGTTTGCAATCGTAGTTACGCCGCCTGTTGCCGAGGCCGCTGTTTTTGTTCCAGCACCAGCGACAAGGTACTCCGCAAGTTCTTCAGGATATTCTTTTATATCCAGCGAACCCTCACAAGCGAAAGTCTTTACTTCGCCAGCAACCGCCCACAAATGCGAACCGCCGTAAAGCGATTCAATATCTGCGGCCACGTCAAGTGTTAGGTCACCGAGCACGTCCAACTCTTCACCGATTGGCTGAAAAGAATGAAAGTCGCATAGTGTCGCGCCGTGGATTCCAAATATTAACTGTTTTGGGTCTTTAGCCATTTTGTTTTCCTCCTTCCTTTGAATTTAGCCGTTACGCATAAACCAATTCGAGCTTAACTCCGGCGGAGTAAAAGGAGCGCGACTCGTCTGATGTACTTGTAAAATCAGGCTCTACAATGCTTGTTGTAACATCACTTATTATGTCGTTATCAATCGGAAAATTTTTAAACACGTCATTTAACGCTCTTATATACCTTAATAACTTTCTACGCGGGTCTGTCCCGTCTTCCACATTTTCTATTACAATTAAAAAAAGAACACTTACGGTTTGAACGCCCAGGCTATCAGTACCCCATGACGGGATTGATACAATCATAAACGGATCGCAGTTTACAAATTCCTCAGCCATAAAAAAGAAAAGATTTTGACCTTCTGTCAGCGCCTCGGCTGCCGTGGTATCTTTAAACTTGTCAAGGGTTATTACCGTGCGCGAGCGAGCTGTATCAACAGTACTTTTTTGCGTGTTGATTGCAGTGATTGCCGCGTTAAGTCCGTATGTCGTGTCCCGCATACGGTCAAGTATATCGTCTATTATTGTTTCAATATCTTTATAGGCAATTGAGATTGTCATTACACGGCCCCCATGGTCTTAAGTCTGCGAGCCTGATACTCGCTAAATATTTTAATCCACCTATCACGCTGTAAAGTCCACTGGTCAGGATTGTTCTGTTTCTGCGATTTAAATATATACGGGTGTGCGGCCATTTTTGAAGTTCCTTTTTGCTGGAATAAAAAATAGTCTTGACCCGTAATACCGACAGTCATTGACGTGTCTGTTACCTCATTCACCGTATACGCGGACGATTTTTGCGTAAGCCCTGATTTTATACGCCCGTTTTTCGCAAGTAATATTGGATATGGCGAGCCGAATTTTTTAGTTTTATATTTTTTTGTACTCGCTTTTAAATCCGTAAACTTGCCCTTGCTTTTAAGCGTAAACAAAGAGCGGTTTTCTTTATACCAATCGTCCCTTACAGACATGAGCGCGGGCTTAATATACTTGACCTTTTTTGCGGTCTCGCCTATTATCCTGTGTAACTCTGTGTCGAGTAAGTTTGACGGTATAGTTTTTACCATTGTGCGACGTCCTTTTTAAACACGGGTGCGCTAACAGAGCTTGTCAATCCAGCAGCCGATGACGTGGACAAATTCCGCATGGTGCCATCAGGAAGCTTTAACGCCCCGTCAACGTTGCCCTGCGTAACGAATAGCGCTATGCCTTTTAGCATTTTTTCAGAGTTTGCGTATTCGTTTATTATTTTCTGCTTTTCTTCCGGGTTCTGATTTTCAACGCCATTTTTGCGTAGTATCTCGTTGACCTTTGCAATCGTTCGATACAAACAAATTTCTTTAACGATTGAAAAAGATTTTGGTTGTAAAGAAGCGGCTGGCGTACCCACGGGCGTAATATCCGCGAACACATAAAATGGGTCGATTTTTCCCTCGACGTAGCTTTCCGTCCTCAGTATTTCGTCCTCAATTTCCGCGTCGGTTATTGTACCCGAACCGAAAACAAGTTTCTTAAACTTTGAGAGAACGTTCGCTTTTGTGTGATACGTGCCTTCAGCCATTTTTAGTCAACCACGTAATCAGATACGGTTTTGCCCGTTTTCTTTTCAACTGATTTTACCCAGTCGAGAAGTTCTTTCGGTGCGGGAGTTCCTGCTTTGAGGACCTTTCCGTTCCAAGTTGTAGCGGTCTTTAATACGCCTATTTTCGGCTTGTCCGCCGAGGTTGTTTCTGTTTCAGGTGTTTCTTTTTTTTCTTTTGCCATAATATTCTCCTTTTTTGTTTTCGGCTTGTCCGCCGAGGTTGATAAGATTCCCCGGGCCGGCGTGCGCTCCGGCCCGAGGTCTCTTAAGTTACTTAAGCGTTGGTATCGTATATCAAATATCCCGCGCCTACAGTTATTAACTTGTCTTCCCAGTTTGCTCCCGCGACTAACACCTGTACCTGCTCAGGGCTTTTGCCCTCGGGTACGTAGCTGCGAGCGTACTGTTTCGGGGCCTTGCTCGGGCAAGCGATTGATGCTCCCAGAGTTTTTGACACGCGAGCCATGCCAGACGGCGCTATATACGCAACGATACAGTTATCGCCCCATATAAACGCCCTTGTCGATGTCTGTCCCTCTTTCGCGCTGTTGTAAATAGCCCTGCCGACGATTATTTTGTCAACGCCAAGAGCGGCCGCTAACTGTTCGTCGTTGTAAAGCCCGGGCGTGTTCTTGCCAGGCGATAACACGGCGATAATCTGCGGGTGTATTGCCAGCGCCCTACGTGTGGGCGCTCCCATGATTATCACGTTTGCCTGTTTACCCGTAGCAGTCTCAATCGACACTTTCCCGCGCTCGATTGCAGCAAGCACGTCTGATGTTGATGTCGTCCACTGGTCTCCGCCCGTTAAAGTCTCGGTGTAACCAGCCATAACGGTTGTTGATGTTAAAGCCGATGCCAGCGCGTGCTCCCTGCTGCGGAGTATCTCGTCGGCGAGTAATGCTCCGATAAGGTCTTTAGCAGGCTGCCAGCCGCCAGCGCCTTCCGCGTCCGCGGCGTTTATTACGTTTTCAAGCGAATGGTCTCCGACTTCAAACGTGGCGTTCTTGTCAAATTTAAACGATACCACATTTTTAGTAAGCCCCTTTGTCGCCGTTGAAACAATTCTTAACGCTCCCTCGTCCATGCGCCCTATATTTCCGCGCAGTGTTTCAGATGTTACTTCTGGTAAAATCTGTGCCGCGATATATTCAGACGTGTCGTTAAAAGCGCCCTCGATCATGAACGATATCGTGGGTTCGGGTTGTAGCGCGATGTTATTCATTATGCACCTCGCATGAAATTGCAGGTAATGCCGGTGATAATATCATCACCGCCCGAAGCAGTAGCCGCCTCGTCTGCAATAAAATATATTCTTGCGCCGTCAGTCGTTGTCGTAACGCCCTCGCCGCCAGTAGTAATTGTTACCATGTCGCCAACAGCAATAGCCGC